CCCGCAAGAACGGCAAGAATCGTCTTTCGGCGGATCGCGTTCATCGTTCACCCCGCGCCGTTCCGGTCACACCCGCCGGCCGACGATCCAGACGGCGCGGCCTAGCTCCGGCGGACCCAGCGGATCGGCGCGACCCACTCGATTTCGACGTTTTCGATCGGGTCGGCATTGTAGGAAAGAAGAGTCCATCGGTCGGGCTTGCCCCCCTTGATCACCTTTTTGACATATCCGAGGCCTTCGGCAGTCAACAACACGCAATCTCGGTTCAGATACTGATCCGGATCGACGGCAGGAGAACGCGAGCACACGAGAATGTCTCCGGGCCGGTAGACCGGAAGATTCGAAGATCCACGAACAACTACGGCTATCGGGTCGTCGCCGGCGATCTCCAGCGAGATGTCTCCCAAATGGTTGTCGGGGACGGGAATGAACATTTCCCCCGCACCTACGTAGCCGACCACCGGAATTGTCGAAAACTCGGGCCCTACGCCGTCCCGGAGCCAAAAAAAGTTCACTCCTAACGCGGCGGCAAGACGCTCAATTGCGTTGCCACGCGGCTGGGCGACCTTTCCCTGAAAATACTTGTAAACGCGTTCCTCGTTGATTTCCGCGCGACGGGCCAATTCGATGTGGCTCCACCCACGTCGTTGCGTTGCGTCTAATAGGCGTTCATGCCACTGCATGCGGTAAAGGTGATCCTTTCCGATTTCCAGAGACACGGAAAACATTTCTTGTAATCTGGAATTTATTTCCATATTCTCGCGTTCATGGACACCGAACCCATTCCTTGGACCGTGGAAACCGTCATTCGCGCCTGCGGCGGCGTCTCCGTCGTGGCGGGCGCGCTCAATCTCACGGACAGCGCCGTGCTCAAGATGAAGCGGATCGGGATTCAGGACCGCCATTGGCCGACTCTCATCGCTTTGTCCGGCAATCAGTTCGAGCCCAACGATCTTTTTCGTGCCAATCAACGGGCTCGATCTGCTCAGGCCGCCTGATCCACTCCAATTTCAGGGTACGCTCATGATCGCTACCTTCTCAGACATCATCGCTCTGTGGCCGACGGCCGAGGCGTTCGCCGCGGACGTGTCGGTGAGCGGCGTCCTGGCGCGGCAGTGGCGGCGCCGGAACAACATCCCGTCGGCGCATTGGGTGCGGGTGGTCGAGGCCGCCCGGGCCCGCGGCTTCGCCGATGTCACCCTGGAACTCCTGGCCGGTATCGCGGCGCAGGGCGGCCGCCTTGCGGCCAAGGATGCTGCCTGACCCACTTTCAACCAAAGGAGACTCCCCATGACCGAACGAACCTGTGCCAACTGCGTGAACTTCCGGCCCGCCGTCGGCGACGTTGCCGACGGCGTCTCGCAATCCCTGCGGCTGTCGCCCGACGCCGAAAGGGACATCAGGCGGCGGTTCGCCACGACCGCCGAGGACCTCAAGCGGCGGCTCGACAAGGCCGCCGAAGACGCCTTCGCCGCCGCCGCCGAGACGCATTCGCGGCCGGGCGGGGCGCTGAACCGCGGCCGCGCGGTCTAGCCGTGGCGGTCCAGGGTCTCGCGCATCAGGGTCAGGGCGCGGCGCGCCGGGGCGAGGTCCTCGCCTTGGATGTCGTCGGCCCTGGCCTGAATGGCTACGGCCAACCGGCCACGGTCGAGAGCGCCCTGGGCGATGAGTTCCTCGCAGACCGTCCAGACCACCACGACCATGGCCATGACGCTATCGGATTGGCCTTTGCCGGCTATCGCGGCCAGCGCGTTGAGGGTGGCGTCGCCGGTTTCGCGTTCGTCATTCATCGGGTTTCCCCTTCGCTGTCGGTTGCACGCCCCCAGTGTAGGGGAAGAGGGGGCCGGCGGCGAATGCGCAGATGCGCCGTGTCGCCGCCGCGCTCCCTCCTTTCGCACCTGCCGGCCGGTTTCCGCATCCTCGGCGTGCTCGCGCAGGGCCGCCGCCATGTCCCGCGCACGCGGGTGGTCCGGATCGCGGGCCAGCTGCTGCTGCAGGCGGGCGGCGAGTTCGTCCAGTCGGTGCGGATGCTTTTCCATTCTCCCATGGTCGCACGCCGCCGGGGGCGGGGCGACGCAATCGTTTCCGGAGGTGTTTCATGAGCGACGACGAGTCCACGGCCCGCTACCTGCCGCTACGCGACTACCTGACCCTCAAGGCCGCGGTGCGCCGGTTGGTACGCATCTGCGGCGGCCCGCACGCGGCGGCGGCGATCACCCGCTCCGACACCTCGCGGCTGTCACGCTTCGGCGCACCGTCCGAGGCGATGCAGGCGCCGGTCGACGTGATCGCCGACCTCGAGGCCGAGGCCGGGGCGCCGCTGGTGACGCGCGCCCTGGCCGATCTTTCCGGTTACCTGCTGGTGCCGGTGCCGGCCGCGGCGGCCGGCGAGATCGGCCCCGGCGAGCTGGGGGCCCTGGCCAAGGAGGCGGGGGAGGCGATTTCGCGGCTCGGCGAGGCCCTGGCCGGCGACGGCCGGGTCAGCGCCGCCGAAATCCGGCGCCTGAACCTGCGCAGCGAGATCCGCGACGCCCTGGAGATCCTGGCGCGCATCGACGAATCGCTGAAGGTCAAGGAGGCGGAGGAAGGGTGATGAAAGGAAGGATTCACCACAGAGAACACCGAGAACACGGAGGTTCACAGAGAAAGGGAAACGCGCCGGTGGCGCGAAGGAAGCCCTCTGTGGTCTCACCTTCCCCGGCGGCCTCTGTGTTTCCCGCTTCACCTTTTCCCTGTACCTCGGTTGGGGAAACAGGCTCATGAGCGCGGGGGCGATCTGCCGCCGGGCGGCGGAGCTGGTCGAGGGCGACCGTCAGGCGACACACGGCGACGCCCTGGAGGTGTATGCCGACCTGGCGGCGCAGTGGAACGCCTATCTCGGAGAGCGCCTGGTTCCCGGCTGCCGGCTATCGGCCCGGGATACGGCGCTGATGATGGCGCTGATGAAGATCTCGCGCACCAAGCACGGCGCCCCGAACCCCGACAACTACGTCGACCTCGCCGGCTATGCCGGCATCGCCGGCGAGATTGCCGCGGTGATGGATGGGGGAAAGCCATGACCGAGCCGCTGTCCATTCGTTCCGAATCGGCCCTGAGCGGCCCGGCCCTCCGGCAGTACCGCCAATGGGCCGGCCAGCACGATCCCGGATCGGCGACACGGCTGGGCGGCGGCCGGCCGCTGCGGGGAGCCGGGTGGCGGCCCCGGACCTGCCAGTTCATCGAGGGCGAGCCGCGCGACCGCAACTTCTGCGGCAAGCCGGTCCAGCCGGGATCGTCGTACTGCCCGGAACACCACGCACGATGCTGGCACGCGCCCGGACAGACGGAGAACGGCGAGGGGGCAGACGGGGACGGGGAAACCGGCGAGGAGGACGGGGGGCGATGACCGAAGCCGGCGACCGCAGCCAGTGCGTGACCCAGAAGGTGAAATCGCCCTTCGGTTCGCTCTACGCCCATGTCGAGTTCAAGCCGTTGAGGGAGCCGCCCTGGATACAGGCGGTCGGCGTGTGGTTCTCGACGCCCGGCAAGCACGAGGACACCAACCTGGACCGGGTGATCCGGTCCCTGAACCTGAACTGCCGGATCGCCGGCGGCAGGATCTCGCGACCGTCCACGGTGGAGCGCGATCCCCGGGTCGGGGAGGCGCTCGCGGCCCTGCTCGGCGCGGCCGACGCGATCCTCGCGGAGGCGGGGGAATCGAGAGGAGAGTGCGAGAGATGAAGAACCGTCTGACCGACCTCAACGACCATTTGTTCACGCAACTCGAGCGCCTGTCCGACGAAGGCCTGTCGAGCGAGCACATGGAGACCGAAGTCAAGCGTGCCGAGGCGATGGTGAAGGTTGCCGACAAGATCCTCGACGGGGCGAACGTCCAGCTTTCCGCATGCCGGCTCGTCGCCGATCACGGCGATCGGTTTCTCAACCACCTGCCGATGATCCAGGGACCGGCCGCGCCGGCGAAGGTCTACACCGACGACGAGACGGCCCAATGAAGGGGCGGTCGATTCCCTACAGCCGGGAGGAGCTTGAATTCATCGCCGCGCGGCGCGACCTGCCGCGCCGGGAACTGCACGAAGCCTTCGTCCGCGAGTTCGGAAGGGAGGACGTTTCGCTGACGAACCTCAACGCGCTCTGCAAGCGCAAGGGCTGGCTGACCGGCCGGACCGGACGGTTCGACGCCGGACACGTACCGGCCAACAAGGGCAAGTCGATGCCCTTCAACGCGAACAGCGCCCGGCATTGGTTCAGGAAGGGCCACCTCCCGCACAACACCAAGTACGCCGGCCACGAGCGGGTTTCGAAGGACGGCTATGTCGAGATCAGCATCGAGGAGACGAATCCGCACACCGGGTTCGAGCGGCGCTATGTCTTGAAGCACCGATGGCTGTGGGAGAAGGCCAACGGCCCGGTGCCGGACGGCATGGCCCTCAAGTGCCGAGACGGCAATAGACAAAACACCGATCCCGCGAACTGGAAGCTGATTCCGCGCGCCCTGTTGCCGCGCCTGGGTGGTCGGTACGGCCGGGGATACGACGCCGCGCCGGCCGAGATCAAGCCGTCGATCATGGCGGTGGCCGAGCTGGAGCACAAGGTGAGCCAGTTGGCCGTCAAGCGGGTGAGGAAACGGTCGCGAAGGCAGGTCGTCGGCGGCGCGGCGTGAAGGAAGCGGCGGCATGACGGAACAGATCATCATCGTCTCGTCTTCTGGTGGCAAAGATAGCGCAGCTACCGCGGCCATCGCCGTCGACCACCACGGCCCGGAGAAATGCCGCATGGTCCTGGCCGATACCGGCAACGAGCACAACATCACGCTTGAACACATCGACTATCTCCATCGCCGCCTCAACGTGCCGCTCGACGTCGTGAAATCCGACTTCACCCAGCGGATCGCCAACAAGCGCACCTACATCGAGGCACATTGGGAAAAGGACGGCGTCCCGAGAAAGCATGTCGACGAGGCCCTGGAGGTTCTTGTCCCGACGGGCGTTCCGTTCCTTGATCTCTGTCTATGGAAGGGGAGATTTCCGTCCCGAAAGGCGCAGTTCTGCACCCAGGAACTCAAGAGCCGCCCACTGACTGCCTTCATGTTTGGCCTGATGGAGGAAGGCTACCTGATCGAGAATTGGCAGGGCGTCCGCCGCGACGAGAGCCAGAACCGGGCCGATGCCTTGAAAATCGAGCCTACCGCCGAGGGTTGGCTGATCCGCCGGCCTATTGCCTTCTGGACCGCTGACATGGTGATCCGCTTTCTGAAGCGCCGCGGCATTGAACTCAACCCGCTCTACATGATGGGCATGGGCAGGGTCGGCTGTATGCCGTGCATCAACTGCCAAAAGGCCGAACTGGCGGAAATCGCCCGCCGGTTTCCCGACCACATCGACAAAGTACGGGAATGGGAGCGTCTGGTTTGCCTGGCCGCCAAGCGCGGTTGGACTACGTTCTTCACTGACGGTGCTCTAATTTCCGACAAGCCGCTTCCGGGTTGGAAGTTCGAGCCCTGTCGCGACCAGGAAACCGGCTTGATGGTCGACCAATGGGTCGAGCCGGGCGAAGAAGTTTACGAGCGTTGCCGCATTGACCAACGCATGAAGTGGGCGATGACCACCCGCGGCGGAAAGCAATACGACCTGCTCAAGGCCGGCCCTGCGCCGATCTGTTCGAGCATGTACGGCCTTTGTGAATGAGAGCGGCTATGGATATATCCATCAACCGATCGAGAGAGGCTCAACCATGAGCCAGAACATCTCCTCGGCGGTGATGGCCCAGCGGCAGGAGCCGCCGGACTCGCTGGACGATTTTCCGACCCAACCCTTTGCCGTTCGCCAGCTGATCGAGGTCGTGCTGCAACCGATGGGCCTGGTCGAGCGCAATCAAGTCGTCTGGGAGCCGGCGGCGAACCGGGGCCACATGGTGCGGGTGCTGCGGGAGTACTTCGATACGGTGCACGCCAGCGACGTTCTCGACTACGGTGTCGGCTTTCCGGTCTTTGATTTCCTGAGCCTTGAAGCGGGTCAACTGGGCCCGGGGATGCCTTTCGGCGATGTCGACTGGGTTATCACCAACCCGCCGTTCGGCCCGGCCTCGGCTCCGCGGCTATTGCGCTTCGCGCTCACGGCGCTGCAGTTCGCGCGGGTCGGCATCGCGATGTTCGGGCGTATCCAGATGCTCGAAGGCGGCAAGCGTTTCGATGCCGTCTGGCGGCCCTACGCCAGACAGGCTTTCTACGTGCAGCATGTGGAACGGGTGCCGCTGCACAAAGGCCGCCTGCTTGATCCGTCGAAAGAGTACTGGGACGAAGACAGCGGACGAATGAAGCGTCCGTCGAGTGCCACCTCTTACGGCTGGATGGTTGTGAGCAGGAAAGACCTGCCGCCGGCGCTGCCCGACATGGGCGTGGACAGCGTGCCCGTGGTGTTCATTCCGCCCAGTCGGGCGAAGTTCGAACGGCCGGGGGATTATCGGTGATGAACGCGGTCGGAAAGCCGGTCGGGGCGGTTCCGGAAAGAGCGCCCGAGAACGCCGGAGGGGCCTTCCCGGCGGGGGTAGTGGCGGACATACCGCCCGCCCGCCCGAGCGAAGCGTTTAACGCGGCCAGTCCGAACGCTTCCGGAGGCGGGGCGGTTTCCGGATCGCGGGCCGATACCCGGCCGTCGGCGGATGCCCGGACGGCGGTCTGTGCGACCTGCGGCGGCAGGGGATCGATCCTGCGGCCGCAGCGCAAGGTCGATCATCTGGCGCACTACGGCGTACTGGGCATCGAGCGGGTGAGGCTTCCGGGCGGGCGGACCGAGGAGGTCGAGGTCCTCCGCCGGGTGCCGGCGATGGTGACCACCACGGTCGGCGGAATGGACGCCTGTCCCGACTGCGCGGCGCGGGCCGAGGCGGAATGGCGGATGTGGCGGAGCGGGGGCGGTGCATGAGCCGGGCGAACGCGGCCGAGATGCGGGACGATCCGCGGATGGCGGCCTTCCGGCAGCCGCCGATGGAGCTGCAGGCCGAGCAGGCGGTCATCGGCGCGGTCTTCGCCTTCCCCGACGTGCTCGACGATCTGCGTTTCCTGCTGCCGGAACACTTCGCCTCGGAACCCTACGGGCGGGTCTGGGAGATCATCCTGGCCCTGGCCGAGGGCGGCCGCATTCCCGATCCGATCAACGTGAACCAGACGGCGCGGACAGATCCGGTGCTGATCGATGCCGGCGGCCAGGACCTGATCGCGCAGCTGGCGTCGGCCGCGGTCGGCCGCATCAACGCCGGTGAGTACGCGCGGCTGATCGTCGATATGTTCGAGCGGCGGCGGATCCTCGAAATCGCCGACGCCGCGGTGAACCGGGTGTTCCAGGGCGTCGTCGCGGGATCGGCACGGGAGGTCATGGCTTCGGTCGAGGAGGCCTTCGCCGAGTTCGAGACGACCGGGCTCGAGGGGCCGCGACCGATGTCCGACGCCATGGACTGCGCGGTCGCGGATATCGAGCGGGCCTGGCGCGGGGACGGCCCGGTCGGCCTGCAGACCGGACTGATCGACCTGGATGCCCTGATCGGCGGCCTTTTCGCGCCGGATCTGACGGTCATCGGCGGGGCAACCAGCATGGGCAAGACGGCGCTTGCCAATTCCATCGTCGCGGCAGTGGCGGCGACGGGCACGCCGTGCCTGGTGTTCTCGCTTGAAATGGGCGCGGAGCAGCTGGCCATGCGCGAGGTGGCGGCCCGGACCGGGCTGCCGGTCCCGGCCATGCGCGGTGGGCGGCTGACCGAGCAGGACATGACCGACGTGATCACGGCCAGCCGCGATTCCCGCGGGCTGCCGATCTGGATCGACGACCGGCCGTCGATCGGGCTGCCGATGATCGGGGCGACGGCGAAGCGCCTGATCCGCAAGGAGGGCATCGGGCTGGTCGTCGTCGACTACCTGCAGCTGGTCCAGCCGCCCGACCGCTACGGCGGCAACCGCACCCAGGAGGTCAGCGAGATCGCGCGCGGCCTGAAGAACATGGCGAAGATCCTGAAGGTGCCGGTGATCGCCCTGTCGCAGCTGTCGAGAGCTTCGGCGACCCGCGAGAACAAGCGGCCGATCCTCAGCGACTTCCGGGAGTCCGGCGAGATCGAGCAGGCGGCCGACAACATGTGGGGCGTCTATCGCGAGGCCTATTACCTGAAGCAGGCCGAGCCGCGCCGCCAGGAGAGGGAAAGCGCGGAGGACTTCACGCTGCGGCTCGACGAATGGCTGTCGCGTATGGAGGCGGTGAAGTTCGACGCCGAGGTGATGGTCCTCAAGCAGCGCCAGGGCGACATCGGCAAGGTGAACCTGTTCTTCGACGGGCCACGGATGCGTTTCGGCAACCGCGCCCGCCGCGACGATGGAGACGACTTTTGACGGCGAAACCCTGGACGAAATGGTACTGGTCCGACCACGAGGGCGACGAGCGGCTGAGGCTGTGCTCGCTGGCCGCCCAGGGCCTGTGGATGCGGATGCAAGCGGCGTGCTGGAAAGGCGAACCTCACGGCCATCTCGCCATCGCAGGGGAACCGCTCGGAGTAACGGACATCGCCCAGTTGGGCAATGTGACCGAAACCGAGGCGGCGACCCTGGTGGCCGAGTTGGAACGACGAGGCGTCTTCTCCCGCGACCGCACTGGCCGCATCTACTCGCGCCGGATGGTCCGGGATCTCGCGAAGTCGCGAAAAGCGTCCAGGAACGGCAAGAAAGGAGGCAACCCAACCCTCTGCAAAAAAACGGAAAAACCGCCTCCGGTTAACCCAGGGGTTAAGGGTGGGGTTAAGCCCCAGAGGCCAGAGGCCAGAAGCCAGAAAGGAGATAATAGGGATAGGCCGAGTCCGTCATCCGCGCGCGACCCGGCTGCTGCTCGGAGGATTGTCGAGGGGTTCGACAAGGCGATCATCGACCACTTCGGCGAGCAACGGGCGCGGCCCTGGCCGCATCCGAGCGACCTGGTGATGGCCGGGCGATGGCTGGACGACGGGATCGGAGCCGACGTCTGCATCGCGGTGATCGATGCCGTGTGCCTGCGGCGGTTCAAGGGCGGCGGGGAGCCGCCGGGGTCGTTGAAGTATTTCGACCGGGCCGTCCAGGAAGGGGCGCGGACCCGGGGACGGTCGCCGACTGCGGGTGGGTACGATCCCGGCGACGTCGGGCAGCGCATCCAGGCCGAACGCCATGCCGAGCGGGTCAAGGATCTGCTGGGTGCCGGCATCCCCCTGGACGCGGTCAAGGCCGGCGGCGACTGGGGGGCGCTGAGCGCCGACGATTACCGGACGAAACGGACCGAGCTGGTGGGGGCGGGCAATGGCTGATTCCCGCAACGTGGCCATGGACATCGAGCAGCTGCTGATCTGGACCTATCAGGACCAGGCGGCGGACGCGGTGGTCGGGCGGGCCGCCGGGACGTCGATACCGATGATCGGCGGCACCAGCAACTCGGCGATGATCGCCAGCCATATGGCGTTGGGCTGCCGGGTCGACGTACCGGGCGGCGGCGCGCGATGGGCGGCGGGCATCGCCTGCGACATACACCCCGACGCCGAGGCCCTCCATGACGCGGTGAAGGAACTGCCGTCGCAATGGATCGGGATGGTCATCCGCCATGCCAAGGCGGGCACGCGGCCGGACTGGCTGCCCGGCGCGGTGCCGAAGGTCGTCCAGTGGCGCTACGACCGCGATCACAAGAAGCGGCGCTTCGAATTCGACGGCAAAAGGCACAAGTTCTACTGCTACTTCCACTACGATCCGATGCCCGAGTACATCGCCTACATGCGGCGCGTCTATGTCGAGTGGTGGCAGGCCCTGTGGGTTCTGTACGCTCATCACGCCCGCGGGGAGCTGCCTCTGGCAAAGCACAAGATATTGCGACCAGTCGCGCCTCGGCGTCCATGGCTTGCGAAATCGGGTTGACATTGCGATGAAACATTGACATCCTGCGCCGGGGTCGAGGTCCGTCCGGCGGAAGCTGGAACGGGCCTTTTCCTTTTCCTGGAGCTCATAACGATCCTCCCTGTTGACTCGAGGCCCTGTCGTGGCGGCGCGGCAGGGCCTTTCTCTTTGCGGGGTCATGATGCGGCTGAAGGCCACCATCGAGGGCAGTCTCAAGGGGATCGTCCGGGACGTCGACCGGCAGATCCGGTTTGCCACGGCCGTGGCCCTGACACGCACGGCCAAGCACGTGCAGGCCAACCAGAAGGCCCTGATGCAGCGGGTCTTCGATCGGCCGACGCCGTTCGCC